ACTCTATAAATAATACCATCTATTACTTGTGTTGTGTCTGGTAAAAACAACTTTTCACTATCGGTTAAGTCATTTACAATTCTAAAAAGATAATAATAACCACTTGGGTCAGTTATATCAAGATCATTACCTGATGATATACCATTTATCACTATACTTTCAGTCAAAGTCACTCCAATATAAGAGTGCTCACCATTTACTAATGTAATCATACTTAAAATATATTTTTAACTCCTGTTGTTTATTAAAAAACCACCCTTATAGAGTGGTCTTTAATTTGGTTATTTATTCTTAAACAATAAATTTAGTTATTACAGATGCATCAACCTCCCAAGCTTGTTCAGGTTCCATAGCAGTAAATGTTAATGTATAACCATTAGCATCACCCATAGCAGTTCCAGAACCACCTTCAACAGCTGATAAATAATTACCTTCTGTTTGACCAAACAACCAGTAAATACCATTAGAATCAAGCACAACTATTACTAATTGTTTTTGACCATCAGCCAAATCCTCAATAGCAGTTCTCTTAGTTGTCTCTCTTCTTGAAAGGACTAAAGTTGTTGTTTGAGTAAAAAATGTTGCACCATTAGTCATATCCACATTAGCAGTTTCAGTAAAATAACATACATTTTTATTTGTCTTAAACTCATACAATAAATAAGTCCAAACCGTTTGGTTTGATGTGTTGTTAGGTGCCGCACCACCATCCACCGTACCTACTGATGGTGTAAAACCAGCAAAGTCAGGAGTGATAGTTGTAATATTTGTGCCAGAGTTATATGATACTGATAAGATATGACCAGTCCAAGTACCACCACCAAATTGTGTATTATATGTAAATTTTATTTGTTTTCCAACTTTTATCTTTGATGTTAGGTCTCCAGTGACTTGTATATCATTTATTACATAAACACCTGCCACAACAGATGTGGTTATAGTAGCTGTTGTAGTAACCGCATATATACCTTGGTTCAAGTCAGGAGATAAACCTGTAATCTTACCACCTGAAATTGTAGGTGATAATTCAACATAATCAGCAATATAAAACCTATTTATACCACCAACATTAGTATCACAACTCTTATCAAGACCTGTTGTTAATGAATTACAAATTGCCATAATTTTTAATTTAATTTTTATAAAGAAACCCACTCACCTCTAAATTGGTGGTGGGTTTCTTTTGATATATGAAAAGTAGATTTTAAGCCACAATAGCAGATACGATAGTTGGATCTACTTGGAAAGCTTGTAATGGTTCCATAGCAGTGAAAGTTACCGTATAACCATTTTTATCAGCCTTAGCAGTACCAGAACCACCTTCAATTGCTGAAACATAAGAACCTTCGTTATATCCAAATAACCAATAGTTTCCGTTTGAATCAAGTACAATTAATCTTAATGGTTTTTGTCCATCAATCAATTTTTCAATAAATGTTCTTTTAGTTGTTTCTCTTCTTGTTAATTCAAGAGTAACAACTTGGTTAAAGAAAGTCGTACCGTTAGCTAAATCAATTGCTACTGATTCTGTAAAATTACAAACATTTTTATTAGTTTTAACTTCCCAGAATTTAGTTGCTCCAGCCATAGTGATAGCATCCAACCAGTTCCCTGTTTGAGGAGCCGTAGCTGCGCCAACCGTAAATCCTGTTACATTATCAAAGTCAGTAACAAATATCTTATTAACACCACCTGCGTTGCTTTCACAACTCTTATCTAAACCAGCGCTTAGTGCATTACAAATTGCCATATTATATTATTCTTTTTTTATAAAAGGGACTTTAATTCAGTCCCTTTTTAGTTTTTTATTTCTTAGTTATAGAAAACAATTTCTGATCCAAAAATGTATCCTACACCAAACTTGAATTCACCAATCATTCTAACAACTGGAACACCAGTTACAGATTTTTGTGGTAATACAGAGATTTCCTCAAAATCACTCATCAAGTCAGTTAATAACAATAAGTTTGATTTTCTTGCAGCAACCATATGGTTAGTAGTAATACCATTAGCAACTGATAATTTAACATTTAAGAAATGTAATTCACCATAATTTTGCATATAGTAAGCCTCAGCAGATGCAGAAGCTAATGCTTGTCTGTAAGCTCTATGAACTGAAGGAGAAATGAAAATTCTTAAATCCTCAGCATCAATAATTTGGTTTGGAATTGCATTATAAACTTTTGTTAATTCAGCAATTACATTAGCAGATGTGATAGATTCAGCTGCAGAAACATCAATAACAGCAGCATCAGCCAATAATTGTTTTTCTAAACCATCACATAATCCAAGTGGATAAGAAGTACTTGCTGAATCACCTTTCCATACTAATTGCTCAGTATCAGCAGAGATTTTTTCAGCAGCTCTGTTTAACAAGAAAGTTTCAACAGATCCAGGCATAATCTCATCGTTGTTTGATCCAGGTCTTAATAACTCGGATAAATAGTTTGTCTCAAATGTTCTTTGGCAATATTCCAAATTAATTTTGATTGGGCATACCTCAAATGATTTTTGAGATAAAGTACCTTCTCCAGTTGAAGAGAAAGAACAATCAGCATCTTGTAAAATGTTTCCAAGATCTAATTGACCTAACTTAACTTTTGATTTTACGTTAGGGATTAACTTAAACTCACTTTTTGAGTTCCCTGTTAAAAGTGCCACAGCGTAGAAACCTTCAAGGTCTTTACCATAGAAAGTAGTGTTGTCTGTGAAGCTTAACTTAAAGTTTTGTTTATTCATCTTTAATAATTTTTTTTTGTTTTATATAATAAAAATATAAAATACTATTTTTTTGTAGATTTTAGAGCTCCTATTCTACTCATAATGAAACTCTCTCTTTCCTCTTTTTTGATAGTTCTATCATCTTTCTTAGTGATCGATTGAGCACCAGCTGATTTTAATAGAGTATCAAGTTTTTCCTCTAATTCTTTAATTTTAGAGTACTCCTCTTCATTAGAAACTTCCTCTTCAACCGTTTCAACATTTTCAAGTTTGTCTAATCTTGTTGATAAGTCAGCAATAATACCTCTTAATTCATCAACGATTGGCATAACCTCTGTTCCGATTACCATCCTTGCTGCGTTGGCTACCTCTGCGTTAGGCTCTGCTGGCGCTGGCTCTTCCAGGTCTTCTCCTTCTGCTGGTGCTTCAGGAGCAATTATTTCAGCAACTTTACCACCTCCAGCTACAACTTTTGTACCATCCTCTAACTCATATTCACCATCACTTAGTGGTTCTTTAGAGCCATCTTCAAGCACAATAAAAATGTCTTTACCAACCTCAGCATCACCTTCCCAAGTTAATGTTAGTCCATCTTTTGTCTTATATTCCATAAGTTCTATTTTATTTTTATCTGCTTCAGCAGTCATTTCAATTAACTCTGTTCCAGCCATAATCTCAACTGAAAAACCTTTAACTTTTTCTGTCTTAACCTCTTCTAACCAGAATTGTTCGTCTTTAACTTTAACTCCACCAAACCAAGTCCCTTTAGGTAAATCAAATCCATATTCTTTTGATTTATCTAATTCACCAGTAATCCAGTTTTGTAATAAGACAGCCTCAACTTTTCTATTTGAGTGTTGAAAGTTGAAAGCATCTCCTAATTTGTTTTCATTAAATTTGTCTGCTATAACTTGTATAGTTTCCTCATCAAAAACTATGTTATATTCATTACCTTTATTATCTCTTCTAAATATTAATTTACCTGGAATAAGAAGTGGTCCAAAAAGCATTTGTTTGTCTTTATTTACTGAAAATTCCATTTCAATAATTTTTGATAATTTGATCCAATCAACCTCAATTGCTGGTTCATCAACTAAAGAAACAGCATAAACACCTGTCTCTTTATCATCAGCATTTACAATAATCTTGTAAGTTGGTAATTTTTTCTCCATAATATGTATAATATATTTTTATATGTATTTTTGTAGATTTTTAGAACTTAGTTCTTCTTTCAACCTTAGCAACTTTATTCTGTGAATTAGTGATTTCATTAGAATTAACACTAACTTTTGAGAATATACTATCTAATGCTGAAAGTGTCTCATCATCAAGTCCAACAACTCCACCTCCTGATACATTACTATTAATTACTTGTGTGTTTCCAATCATATTTGGATCAGTAATAACTACACCACCGTTTGCTAAATTTGGAATTGGATTACCACCACCTGCTTGATTTATAGCACTCAAAACTGGTGCAAACATCTTAGTTGATTTAGCATTTATAACACTCTCACCATTAGATAATTTAGCAGTTATTTTATCATCTTTAGGACCACCAGGTCCCATAACTAAACCACCTTGAGCATATTGTGGTATAAACTCCTGATTAGCAACAAGTGCTGTCTGTAATGCTAATTGAGTTCCTAAAAACCCAGCAGGTATTAAACTCGCTGGAAAAGGATAAGTCTTAAATGCCTTAGCAATAGCAACACCATAATCAATAACTAACTGAGCTAATGAGTTAGCCCTTTGAGCATCAAATTGTTTTTTAGCAATGGCATTTTGTTCCGATCTTCTTTGATCCTCAGCCTCTTGTCTTTGTTGATCAAAAGATGCTTGAATATCTAATTGTTGTTGCTCTGCGGCAGTCCTATTAGCAATTCCATCCTCATAAGCCTTTTGTTCGTCATCAATTCTGGTAATAGTATCTTCATACCTTTGTTGAGATAATCTATCAGCTCTGATGTATCTTTGGTTTAGTTCTTGCATTATTAAGTCGGATGCTAACTTTTCCAAATCAACTATTTTCTGCACAAAAGCAAATAGTTCTTCTTCTTCGTTCTCACGATCATCTTTCTTCTTTTGACTTCTTTTTTTAGCAAAATCAACAAAGTTTTCTTGACCTTTTTTACCATAAGTAGTTTGTATAACTAATAAGTTTTCCTCGTGATTTAATGTCAATTTTTCCTCCTCTTTTAAGTATTCCTCATAAGTCATTTGATCCTCACCTTGAATATCCTTCTTTTCTTGATAAAGTTTATACAAGTTGAAAAGTGATTGGTCATAAAACTTTTGCTCTGTTGAAAGTGCGGTATCAAATCTATCTTCAAGATTTTTATTTAACTTTCCTAATTCCTCTGGTAATAAGGTAGCTAATCTATCTAAACCAAATTGTGTTTCATCAGGTTGAACCGCAAAAGTTTTACCTTTAAGGTCTTGTAAAGATTTCAACCTATCTTGAATTGCTTTATCATTTATAGTACCAGCTCTTTTAGCTTCATCTGTTAATAGTTTTATTCTATTAT